GAATTTTCATGAAATCATAGGTACCTGCTATGTCAAGGGAACTGTCAAAGATCTCGTCCAGTATCAACAGGTTAGTACTGGCACTGTTCTTCATCTTAGCTATGGTTCTCCACGTGAACAGGAGTGCTAGGTCAATCCTCATCTTCTCTCCTTCAGAGAAGGAAGCATATGAGAACTCATCCCTGAACCTAGACTTGATGGTCTCCTCAAAATGCTCATTGAGTTCAAAGGACACATAGAAATCCAGTTCATTGAGGTACTTATTGATCATGTTGTTCATGATCGGTAGGTACTTCTTAATGATCTGACTCTTGATACCAGTATCCTTGAGCATATTAGACACCACATCGAAGTTGTCCCTCTTACCTTTAGTAATGGACATCTCCTTCTGTGCCTCCATACCCTCTTCTGCTAGGGATTTTAACTTCTTCTTCTCTCTGGTTATATTAGCAGTGCTAGGTACTGATAGTTCCTCTTCTACCTTCTTAATAGAGTCTCTCTTCCACCCTATCTCCCTGTTATTCCCTGTTATATCAGTCTGTAATGCCCTAATCTCCTTTAACTTATCGTTCTTTTCCTTTACTATCTTAGAAATACTATCTACTTGTCCTCGTAGGTCTTCTTGTGCTGTTGCAAGTTCGCTAAGCTGTGCGCTAATGCTACCTTTCTTGTCAGTGCGAAGGCTATCAGGGATTGTTTGCCTACAAGTCGGACAGTTATCATGCTCATTAAAGAACTCTAACTCCTTATTTAGTCTGCTGGTCTTGTCTTCAAATTTTGCTCCAAAGATGGTGAACTCACTGAGTTTTTTATCAACATCACCAAAGTTATCAACCTCTTTCTGTAGGGATTCGACACTCTCAGATCCTTGTAGGATTATTTGCTCAAGACTGAGAATATCTTTCTCTAAAGATTCGATCTCCAACTTCTTAGAGTCCTTATTCTCTTTATTCTGTACCTGTAGGTCAGATATAAAACGCTTCTGGATCTCTACCTTTTCCTTTATCAGTTCAAGGTCATACTGTTGCTTACCAAGTGAGTCCCTTACACCTTTAGCTCTCTCCTTAAGGATCGAGTGCATCGTAGAAAAGATCTTGATGTCTAATAGATCCTCAATGACATCTCTACGATTGACTGAGGTCAACTGCATGAAGGGAACGAACGTACTGCTACCTAATATAACGACCTGTGTGAAGGACTTATAGTTCAGTTTAAGTACTGTCTGCTCCAACCATTGCTGTTGATCTCTCTGGTTGGACTCTTGATTGAGTACCGTACCATCTCTATAGATCTCAAAGAGGTTGGGTTTAATCCCACGCTTGACAGTCCAGTCGGTAGACCCAATCTGAAAGTCAATGGACACCACAGTGTCCTTCTCGTTGACAGCATTGATCAACTGACTCTTTGATATCTTACGAAATGGTTTGTTGAACAGGACAAAGCAGATAGCATCAAGCATCGTACTTTTTCCTGCTCCGTTGGAACCTATTACTAGGGTCGAGGGTGAACCATTCAAGTCAATCTCAGTAAACTGATTACCAGTTGAAAGAAAATTCTTCCATCTGATAGTCTTGAATATAATCATGATTTAGACAAATTAAAAATCAGGTGGTATTACTATCTGATCAGGGCTGATCACAAAGTAGGGATGATTGCGCTCCTTACAAGCACCAATAGCATCTTCACTCGACACCTCAACCACACTCATCCGAGGGTAGTCATCGGCTTCCAGAAGTCCAGCATAGCGCATTGCGTCGTCTTTGTCAACAAACATGTATAGAGTCTTGTCACCAAACTCATCCTCAACAGAGTAGGCACCCTGATCCTCTTTACCTTTTAGTGCCAGGACAAACATCACACCAGTTCTAGAGCTTCTACGTATAATGATTTGAGAAGGGTCTTAATACCATCCTTATCGTGGTACTCCATACCATCAACATACTGTTCCAGTACAGTGAGGGTATCTTCCTTCTCTATATCTAGGCTGTCCTCTAGCTGAGACTCGAATGAGGAATCCTCTACAACCTTGATCTCATGGACACCATGTACATACAGTTGACTGATGAAATATTCAAACTTAGAGGGGTCTGTCTTCCTCTCTACGATGACCTTAACTATCTTTCCAGTATAATCCTTAGGGTCAGGTAGTTTTCTCTCATCATAAAAGACCTTAGCAAATATACTATATGGATTTGGAATGAAAGTCCTCTTAATAGTACTGGTATCATACTGATGGAACCCTCTTTCATCACCCCAGTCGTTCCAATAGATCTGATAGGGGTTGCCTAGGTAGTGACAGTTCTCATGACTAGACTTAGTGTGGTAGTGACCTGAGAAAACCTGCTTAAACTTAGAGAAGAGACCCTTATCTATACCATGATTCATAACGAATCCTTTATGTGCCTCAAATCCATTGAGTTCTAGGTGACCCATTGCCACCTCACACTGTGTATCCTCTATAAGTTTATATGTTTCCTCTTGATTCTCTGAGTTGATCCAAGGTATGAACAGGATAGGTAGTCCACCTATCATTACTTCTGTTGCCTTGTCATAGATGTGTATATTATCATACTCTCCTAGGAAGTTATCTAGGGTGTTGAGCTTGTTAGTATCCTTATAATATGCTGTATGATTACCCACAAGGGAGTGAACTTCGACCCCCATTTTTTGTAGTCGATCGAAGTAGTGTGTTCTTGCCCAATTAACTGACCATATATCTACTGCCTTTCTATTGTCGAATGTATCACCTAGATCAAGGACCACCTTGATCTTATTCTTCTCTAAGTAAGGGAAGAATACGTTATTGTAAAAGTCTAAAAAGTATTCATGAAAAATTCGACTAGACTTCCTCGCACCGAAGTGCTGATCAGTTATTATTGCTACGTTCAATTGCTTCTTACTTGTACGTTTTCCTTAATAGTGTTGAAATCTGAGTAGTTATCATCACCATCACTATGGAATACCTGATCGTATCCTGACTTACTGATAATCTTATTCTTAATTTCTAACTGTCTCTTCTCTTTTGAAATTCTTCTGAGGAAAGCGTAGTAAATGATCTGTGTGAAGTAAGCAAATGGATTGCTTGACTTAGCAGGATCAAAGTTCTGTATATACTGGACACAATTTTCTATCCCATCACATATCATGTCCTCTCGGAACATATAGTTGACGAAGTTAGGCTTGTATGACAGGTGAGTTGCTATCTTTAAAAAGCAGTCACCAATATAATTACTGATCTGCGGTCGAGGTGCCTCGTTCTCTGCGGCAACCTTACATTGTGCCTTGAATTCTACTAGGGCTAGTAAAAAATCCTTGTTATTAACATAGTGTTCTGACTTCTTTTTCATACCAATAACGTATGTACTAACAGTATAGTATGTTAAGGATCAAACGTCAAGCTTGACAAGACTCCATCTCACCTGTAGACTAACTGTGTAGCAGGTTCAAGGGACAGCTATTGATTCTTTTTATTGAACAGAGATTCTAGTTTATCTCTTGCTTCATCTACTGTACCGACGCGCCCCATAGCACGCGGGGGTCGTGGATGATTAGTAGGATCAATCCGTTTCAGTGACAGTTCATAGAACATGACCACCTCTGGATCGCACTCTACAATTGTTATAATTCTATCCATAGGAACAATAAACTGTTCCTCTTTAGAGAACTTCATCCAAGGTGATACCTTGGCACCTATCTTATGGTGTACTGTAACTTCCTCAACAATAATAGGATTGTCTAGGATAACATAGTTACCGTTCTCATCATTAACAGATGTCACTTTAGAAAGAACCTCTTCACCAGATACCATCTTAATGGCACCCAGAAATTCTTCATCAGTTGGCATTTTATTTTGTTCGTAAGTTAACGTCAATAAATTCATAGTTAAACGATTCTTCATTATAAATTTTAACCCTCTCAATCAAATGGTTGAGGGTATAGTTGCGACGACCACCCTTAGTGGTGTCGTCTGCTAGATCATATAGAACAGCCTTGCGCTTGTTCACTCCTTTCCGAAGGACTCTGCCAATGGATTGGAGATTTCTAATTCTGGACTTTGAGGGGCTTGCGAACACGATGTTATGGAGATTCCTAATATTGATACCAGTACTAAAAGTCCCATAGCTGGCAACAATGATTGAATCTTTTGTAGTTTCAACGATCTGTCGTATCTTTTCTCGGTCATCGGTTTCAACTCCTCCATGTACTAGGAAGACCTGACGATGATCCCCTACTTTTGTATTTATCAATTCATACAATGGCAACCCATGCTTCTCGACATAATTGAAGAGGACTAGAGTGTTACCATCTAGATCACAGCACAGATTTCGTATGAATCTATTCCTATTTTCATGAGAACAGAGGTATTCCATCTCATCTTGATAGGTTTCAAAGGTTTGCTTCTCATGCTTGAGTAACAAAATCTTAATTTCAAATTGGGAAAGGTGACCCTGCTTGATAAGTCTTTCAGTTTTAGTTACCTTGTTGACTGAACCAAAGACACCCTCTAGTACTAGACGATTAGTTTGTAGTCCATCCAGTGTACCAGTAAACCCTATCCTATACTTACAGTCATGAAGTTTATTCATGATGCTAGTAAGGGACTTAGCTTTAAACTGGTGTGCCTCATCACCTATGACTGCTCCAAACCTTTCAAAGTATTTCCTTGGTAGTTTGTAGACTGACTGCCATGTAGTAATTATAACATCCTTATCAGAAAATGGGGTCGCGCCACCATACACCTTGTGACAGTGGTGCTCTGAGTTCCATCCATAATCTTCAAAGTCCTTATACATCTGCTCTACCAGTGATGTAGTAGGGACTACTATTAGTGTGCGTAGATTCTTTCTCTCCCAATACCTAGTGAGAGCATAGATCATCAACGATTTACCTGACGCAGTGGGTGATAGGAGTAGTTTTCTCCTATGTTTCATTGCATCATAGATTGCTTTGTACTGGTAGTCTCTTACCTTGAGTGGAATGCTGAGATTCTTTACGAATTCTCCGACTCCAGCTGGAGTAACAAGGTCATCCACTTCCTCTGGTAGTCCATATACATCGTTGTCCACGAGGACGTACTCATATCCTTTTTCTTTGCAAAAAGAAGTAACGTAAGGGAGAAGACCAGCATAAATCTCACCTGTACCTGGACTGAATAGTTTGATTTTTCCATCCCAATAGCGTTTCTTATACGCTGACATAAACTTTGCTTCAGGTACCTCAAAGGTAAACTCATCTGCCAATTCATATCCCACATGGGGTTCACAGTCTACCGTGAGATAGACTTCATTCTTTTTCTTAATGTGTACGCTAGACATCGTAGCCTTTAAGCATCTTGGCAAATTCAATCGCGTTCTTTATTTGAAACGATTGATTGTTCACTGCCGTAAGGATGCTCTTGAGAGCATCTATCATCTGGTTATAGTACTTTAGCTTTAGTATTGCTTTCTGATACTTTTCATCGGAGTCAATGTAGATGCCGATGTCTGTCTTTAATAGTTTTAAGTGGAAGGGCTTCTCAGACTTTCCTGTGTAAAATTCCCAGAGTTCACGATACAGTGACTTCAATTTAATCTCATGCTCATCTCTGAGCATCGTTACCTGATTAAGCAACTGAAGATATTTAGCGTGCTTCCTTGGAATGTCAAGGGAGTCGTGATCTAGTTTTTCATCATCTAGTTGAGAGTCTTTTTTCCAGAGACCCTCGATCAATTCAAGGTTCATATACGTTTATTATCGTCTGTGATAAATTCCATCAGGGTATATTTAAATGTAACATCAGCAGTCACGTAGTCTATGTCTGATGGGTCTGCTGAGAACCTAACACCACTCAAGCTCACTGGGAATATGTTCATGAACACAGCAGTGGTTACAGTAGTGTAGTTACTATTCAATACTAAGAGCCTAGCATCTGTAGTGATCTTATTAAAGTCTTTAGGTCTTCCCTTCTCATTTACAGTGTTGAGATACTCTATGAACTGTGACTCAGTTCTAGGGTTAGTTAAACCTTTCAACCATTTGTATACCTCATAGTAATTGTCCATGTTCTCATTGATCATGAACGTCAACTGGAGATCTCCAAAGGACATCTTGTCTCCAGGCAAATCATATGGTTTCACCCTAGTCTCAATAGTCCTCGTACCTATACTAATCTCAGGCACGTTAACTGTCTGACAGAAGAATTCCACAGTAGGAATCCTCTCAATAATAAACTTAAAACCAACGGGTGATAAGAAGTTCTTACTGTCTGGTGAAAATAATCTTTGTTCGCTGGAAGTCATTCCCAGTATTCTTCTAGTACATCTAATACATTATTTAGGGCTTGTTGAGCAGCCCATCTTTCCTGGTTATTCCAATCGGTATACCAACTCTTATTATGGATACCATTCTTGATCTTATGAATACGAGGTACCAGATCAACCTTTTTAATTCTGCCGTTCATAGCCTGTCTCATCGGATACAAGTTTATAGTATAATTTAGCACAGAAATGGCTGAATTATGGGTATGTTTCCAAGTCCACATCTAAATAGATTTTTAACTGTGAGGGAAGGAGTCGAACCTTCAAGTCCCGCCAAGAACAGTAGTTAAACAGACTACAGCGTTTACCGTTTCGCCACCTCACACTGAAGCCCTATGAAAGGGCTGAAATTAGACGAGTGATACCTATCCCTCCTCCACTGCGGGGGAAGAAGTCAAAGTCTAGGAACTCTTCGAGTTCTTTTTCCACCCTTTCCTTACCGAATTTACGATAGAGAAGCGCAGCATATCCACCTTCAGAGATACTATGGAAGGTGTCTCTCATTTGATCCTTGTCAGTGCTCCTCTCAGCACTGCCTATGGTCTCCATACCACCTAGGATGACATCTATCTTCCTACTGGTACCATCATCATTCCTAGACATATTCCAGAAAGGAGAAGTCCACTCAGGGAAGTCTGTAATCATACCTCTACGGATGGCAGACTCATGTCCATGATCAAGTTCTTTCACCTTATACTTGTCACCCCACTCAGCATAGGTCTTGATGTTAGATTCATCTAATGGTATACCTAACCACCGACACAATTCAATCTCCATCTCTTGTAGTTCTCCAACACCACCCTTCATCTCGAACTCGAACATGGGGAAGATGGTCTCGTGTCTACCTGCTACTGGATTAGGCTCTGCCCTGTATGAAGTTGAGACACAAAAAAATCCTTCCTTAGAAGGATCGGATAGTAATTCATGTTCTAACCACATCTGACCTGTTTGTGGTAGTGGCCAAACATTACCACCGTAATTATAGGTTGCTACTGTTTCTGGATCTTCACAGGCAGCGAGGATGCTTAACCTATTCTGGGTATGAACCTCAAGAAAATTTTTAGACAAAAAAAATGACCTCAATTCGGTCACAGCGTCGTTATACTTTTTAGGATCTATTAATGATGTCATTATCTAATGCCAAACTGATCTATTTAGACAAAAAAAGAGACCCATAAGGGTCTCTTTTGAAGTATATGTGATAACGATCACATTAGGTTAGCAACTCTTACACGTCTGTAGTAAGCGTTAGCACCAACGTTAGTTGCGTGCTGAGGATCACTATTAGTAAGTGCTGTAAGTCCCTTAGCAAATGGGTTAAGAACCATTCCGTAACGAGTCTTAAACCCGATACGTGGTTGGAATGTATCCTGACCAATCGCTCTGTACATCTGGAGAGGTACATAAGGACAGTAGAATAATCCAGCGTCATATGCGTTAGATCCTTTGTATCCTACAACGTAGTACTGATCAGCAGATACGTTAGCAGAATAAGGGTCGATGTAGACCTTGAAGCGTCCGTTGATTGTACCAACGAATGTGTTTCCAGTGTCATCGATCTCGCCAAGTCCACCAGTTGCCTGTGTGATACCTGAATCGTAGTCAAGAACACCAGCCATGGCAAGAGCAGAAGCAACATCACTTGAAGTGATAATTACGTTACCCTTTCCGCGACGAGTTTCAAGCGCGATTGCGTTTGCGTCTCTTTCGATCTGGAAAAGAAGTCCCTTGAATTTCTCAACTGACCATCTTCCGTTGGAGTCAACGTCAAGGTCAAATACACCAGCGTTAGCAGTGTTAACCTG